TTCGAGGGACTGAGTTCCAAGCGTTACATGCCGATGGTAAAGACCGAGCCTGAGAAGCAACCGTTTTCGACAACAGGTAGCCCGCGTTGCGTATGGCCGCTGGTGACTAAAAACTTCAATGACCCTCGCAACTACGGTGACGGGCTGATCACTGGAACACCTGATGCTATCGGTGGGCAATCGGGCTCGGCAATCTACGATTCAGAGGGTCATCAAATTGCATTGCTTACGTGGTCGATCAATGGACGGTGCGCGGGGCAGAAGACTTCCAAGCTCTGGCAGGTCGCAACGCAAAGGGATGTGAATCTTGCTGATCTAAGACCAGAAGGGCTGCGTGAGTTATCGGATATCACTGACCGGCCAGTATGCGAAGAGGGAATTTTCGGGGAGCTTCCACAGTGTTTCATCGGAGGCTTTCGGCCAGAGACAGCCGAGGGCATTTTCGGAGAACTGCCTGCACTGGCGATTTCTGAAAGGGCTGGCGATGATCCCGATACAATTTCACTGGTGGGGCCCAAGGTCCGACCGGCAACTGAGGATGTGATTGCCAGCCAGCTCAATGCGTCGATGGCTGAAATGCCGATCTGGTTCGAGCCTGGCGGGACACCTGATCCAGAAGACCCTGGAACTGGCGACTGTTACAAGCTGACTGACAAGGAATGGGCGTTGATCCAGTTCATTCGGGCCCAGGAAAGTGAAGCTGCATTCGGTGATGCACTTCGGAACATCGACTGGGTGAAACTCGCTCGGACCATCATCGAGATAATTAAATTGTTCCAAGGCTTACAGTGAAAACTATCCTCGAACTGATGATGATTCGGCCTAGACTGTCAGTTCTCTTAGTGGGGCTGGCAGTCTTTTTTCTTTGGTGGGCTAGTTGCTATCAACAATTTTTTGAATGAGCGGCCATGGCAATACTAGATTTGGTTATCGACAATGAAGCTGAACCGCAGCAAGAATTTTCAGGCACTGGTACGCTTCTTGTTTCTGGGGAATTTGATGGTGCTCACATACGGCTAGAGGCCAGTGATGTAGAGACTGGTGAGTATATTCCATTTCTTGAGATCCTTAAGCCTAATGTCTTTAATCTAACATTCGATGGCCCGGTTTGGATTCAGGCTGTTGTTGTTTCTTTACAAGAAGACACTCTCATAAATTCAAAAATCACGATACTTTAGCCTTTAGTTAGAGTTAAATGGCAACATTAGGCAAGACGGACATTGGTGGTAATGCAGGGGCAATGAACCCAAATATAGAATGGGCCGCAGGTCCGTATCTTGCTTCAGAGGATGGGACCATCACCAGTATTTCTATTTACGCTTCCAGCGTAGGTGGTGGTTCTACTCGCTTCGGAGTCTGGAAAGACGATGGAAGTGGTAATCCTGGTGATCTTATTGCTGAATCAGCAAGTAATACGCTTGCTTCTGGATGGATGACATTTGCAGCCAGCGGAGTAATCGAAGCTGGTGAATCTTACTACATTGGACACCTATCCAATAATAGTCTCGGTGGAGTGTGGGGCGGGACAACCAAAGAGATTGTCTACAAGGCAAAGACATTCGGAAATCTCAGTAATCCATTTCCATCTTCTGGAACAACAACAGTCGGTAGCCGCAACTACTCGATGTATTTCACTTATGATCCTGCGCCAGCAGAATCGCTGACAATCAACAAGCCAATTACAAAGCAGTTGATCCAACGTAATCCAGGTGAAGAGCTTGCTGACATTGAAATCAGTGGAGTAGCAGTTGGCATTGATGGAGCCATCGAAGCTCGCTTTGCTGGCGGTGCATGGGCCACAATCGCTACTATCGACGATCCTGGTGCTTTCAATGGTGTATTGGCAAATCAAGCACTAGCCAAGGGAACACTTGAAGTCAGGTTTGTAAGCAATACTTCTGTCAATGCCAGTGTAGCTGATCTTTACACTGGAAGGCTTTACTTAGTCACTGGTGACTCGATAGCCCAAGGTAATGTTGTCAACGCACAAAGCCGCAACAGCGTCGATGCGGTAGTCTACCGGCAGGACGATGCGTGGATTGAAGCGGACGACCCAGTAGACACAGGTACAAATCTAGGTTCCCATTGGCCCCTACTCGCTCAACACCTGACTGACCACTTCAACTGCCCTGTCGGATTTATCACAACGGCTACTGGCAGTAGCGATATTGCTGGCGGTAACAGCAACTACGCTAAACCAAACGTGAATGGTTGGGGCATCATCACAGCACAGTACGCCGAAGCTACGGATAGAGGCGTAGAGGCGTTCCTAGTGCATCTAGGCCCAAATGCTGGTGTAGGCGATACGCTTACTCAGGCTCAATACCTGGCAGCTTTAACTCAATGGGCATCTGATATTCGCGCAGACATTCAAGCCAATGTTCCAATCTATCTCGGAGTCTATGGCAGATCACTGAACACACATCCAGCCAACCCAAAGATTCGCCGAGCTATTGCAGAAGCAATCAAGAATCGGGTGTTTAGTTGCGGACCAAATCTTTTGGGTCCCAACTGGGCGGACGGCGTTCACCCGCGAACCGACGAGGAAGCTGCGATAGCTGCTGGACGATGGTTTGCTGCGCTGAGCGGCACTAGGGCACCGAGGATAGTTAGGGCCGAGCTGCGACCAGACGCAACGGAAGTAGACCTAGTTACTTCGGGCTCGCTCGGCGGCTCGAATGGGGATACTTACACGGCAACCCTATTCACCGTCAACGGAGACACACCCACATCAGCAACGCGGGTTGGTGGAAATCGAATCAGGTTGGTGTTTTCAACTGCCCGATCAGTCGGTCAATCATTTATCTATGTGCCTGCCGAAGAACACATCGGGGCGACCATGCCGAGTAGCCGATCGGTCACTTTGCCAGTGACCATTCATGGCGTTAGTTCTGCGGTCCAGCCGACTGATCCCATACAGTTGGTGGTGGAGAATGCAGCAGCTATTGGTAGTCCAGGGATTTTGCGAACAATCGTTCAGAACCTAGTTCGCGGCGTGGTATCTGAAGTTTCTCACTAGAGGGCGGTTTCGTGATCAAGCTGGGTCCACAGGCTGGCCCTCAGACTGAATTCCTGAAGTCCTCTGCCGACATCGTAATCTACGGCGGGGCGGCTGGTGGCGGTAAGACATACGGGATGCTGCTGGAACCGCTGCGGCACATCGGGACGAAAGGCTTTCAGGCGGTGCTACTGCGGCGAACCAGCAAGCAGATACTCAAGGCCGGAGGGCCGTGGGATGAGTCTTTCAATATTTACTCCCAGATCGGTGGCATGCCCAAGTCAACAACTCTGGAATGGGAGTTTCGCGCCGGCTCCAGAATCAGTATGGGCCACATCGAGCACGATAACGACCTGGACAGTTGGTTGGGCGCTCAGGTAGCCCTCTTTATGTTCGATCAGCTTGAGACATTCACCGAGCGAATGTTTTTCTACATGCTCAGTAGAAATCGATCGACATGTGGTGTAGCTCCATACATTCGTGCAACGTGCAACCCTGATGCCAGGAGCTGGCTGGCAAAGTTTATGATTTGGTGGATAGACCAGGATACAGGTTATCCGATCCCAGAACGAGCCGGGAAAATCCGCTGGATGATTCGAATCGGTCGCGACGTGCATTGGTTCGACACGAAGCGAGAGGCTATAGCATTTGCTATAGCCAATGAGTTTGACGAACCGACCGCAATGGAGCTACCAAAGTCGGTCACGTTTATTCCAGCAAAAGTTGAAGACAATAAGATTTTGATGAATAAGAACCCTGGGTATCGAGCTAACTTGCTGGCAATGCCGCAGTACGATCGAGAAAGGCTGTACGGTGGCAATTGGAAAGAGCGACCAGAGACAGGGGAGTTTCCATTCCATTGGTTTGATGGAAGGTGGTTTGAGCGATGGCCTAATGAATCTGGGCTTATCATCAAAACGCTGGCACTGGACCCCAGTAAAGGCAAAAGCGACAAGACCGGTGACTACTCGGCCTACATTAAACTGGCAATCGACAAAGAAGACACCCTATATGTACAAGCCAATATGCGACGTCGACCAATCGCCCAGATGGTTGCTGATGGTGTAGACACATTTCGTCAGTTTCGACCGCATGCTTTTGGCCTGGAAGGAAACGCCTGGCAGGATCTTCTGCAGCCGGACTTCGCAGAAGAGTTCAAGCGACAAGGTGTTATTGCCCCTGAAGTGTGGTTAATGAACAATCA